CACGAGTATCCACCACTGCCACCATAGCAAGTCTAATCCGCTACACTCTATCATTATGCAGCAGTTAAGTCAACTACTTCACACACCCCTGCAGTACACGCTAACTCACGCCCACCTGATGTAGTGTCTTCCTTCTCAAACTCTTGCAATGCAGACCAATCAATTGATATGGGCATCTGTGCTTTCATATCTTTGTACTCTTCCTCAGTACAGTCTTGATATGGTGCTTGCTTATACGTATGCTCACTGAATGGTAAAAAGCTTATGCCTGACACCTCATCAAAGTGTTCATATACCCATGCGCCAACTTCCATCCACTCATCTTCCTTCACAGAGATTGTAACAGATGGTTTGTGTTCACACCAATAACGCTGATACATAAGCCACAACTCAAGCTGCTCAATAGCAGACATAGCAGTACGTGTTACGGCACGTGCAGGTGACTTCATCGGAAAGCTAAACACTGTTGTGCTATCTGGCTTCATAACATCTGGCTCTGCAGGAATACCCTGTGCTACCATGAACTGTGTCAATGGGTCTTTGTTATCACCACGAACAGTACGAATGTAGTATGGGTTGTGACGAGCGTGTATACCTGACGCACTGTCTACCAACTGTGACACTGTACCTGATGGCTTGACGCATGTGATAGCTGTTGACTGTGGTATCTTTAGCTGCTTTGCCATAGCTTTGTTAGCGTCAATAGCCACATCACGTAATGCCTCAAGTGTCTGTCCAATGTTCATACCAAGATGAGCAGACTTACCTGCTGTCAACTGATTATCCATAATACCAGTGAGTGACACACCAAGCAGACGTTCTTCTTCTGTGTTCTTCTTCCATATACTACGCAGATATTTGAAGTCAGTCAGAGTAGATTGGAATGTACCTAGTATTGTAGCCAAGCGTACCTTCTCTGTTAGTGTCTGCTGCGTGTCTGTTTCACGTACAACAACTTCAGACAGGTTGCAGAACTGATATGGACGTAATATAATTTCACTACAAGGGTTACATCCGAAATCTTGTTCCGCATCTCTGCGACCATTCTTAGCTGCTTGAACCTGTGCAGACTTGCGATTAAAAATACCACGCTCACCTGACTTACTTTCGTACAGTGACAGCCACTCACGCATGAATGTACCCATCTGTGGCTTACCTTTGTAGGCAACGCTGTTGTTTGCAAGCGCACGTTGTCCTTCGTTTTCCCACCACATACCTGCTTTTGCATGACTCATCTGGTCATCGTTCAGGTTGGACAGGCTGATGAGTGCGCTGCGTCTGACCCCACCGACAACTACAACCTCACCAATCTTACACATGATGTCGTGACATTCAATAGGGAATAGTCTACGACCTGCTGCACCTTGAAACTTCTCAATGATAAATTGAAAGAGTTCTTCCAACGGGGCTGGGCCACTGGCTCTACCACCAAAGGTTTTTAACCTTGCACCTGCAGGACGTACTTCTGATACATCCCACTGTGGTATCTGCCCTGCGTACAGGAGAGAGATGAGTTCACGCAGTGATTTGGCCCAGCCCGGACGTGAATCGCCAACTTTGATGACTGTATCTGTGTGATGCATATCTTCGTTGACGATTGGTAGCTTCTCAATGTTGTGACGTTCAACAGAGAAGCCTACACCTGTGCCACACATGAGTATGTACATTGTCTCATCAAATGCACGTGGGCTATCCACAGGTACGTATGAGCAATTGTATCCACCTACATGGCAACGGTCTAGTGCAGGACCAGATGTCATTAAGGCTCTCATGCTTGGCATAATATGTTGGTCAAGAACAGCAGTTTCTAACTCTGCTCTTAATTCATCAGCCAGTTTGTAATTATGTTTAGTCAGCAGATGACCAGTAAGATAATCAAAGTATCGTGAGACTGTTTCACTCCATGTCTCCCTTCTTTGTTCATCTTCTTTCCACCTTGCGTAACGAGATAAGGCGATAAAATTTTGATAGTCGGTTGGTAATTGGTTACTTAGCATACTTATTTACTCCTGTAAAGTTCTTATATTTTTTATGTTTGCACCGTCAACATCATAGAAATATTCACGAATGCCATCTTCTATTTCTTCTCCTACATTTTCATCAGCAGGAACTGGGTATTCATCGGGGTCAATGTCTATTGTTAAAAAGACTTTAACTCTCATCATCGTAACAGCCCTCGACTTCAACAATTAACTTGTTCAAATACCATCTTGCTTTTTTCAAGTCTTCTGTACCATTTTTATAACGATAACGCCAAAGGTATTTCATAATGTTACCTTGAAGGTAAAACTCAAAACCTTCACTTCCTGTAGCTGCAGCAATAGCATCTATGCACTCAACTCCAGACTCATTGTAGTGTGGAGGTTTATTTACTATATCAACATTGCCATACGCTTCTTTTGCAATCTGTTCTTTTTCTTCAATGTCTTTCATAATTTTAAAGTAGCTGGTCATTATGCATTCCCTTTCGTTTTAGTAGCAAAGTCAATAGATATGACATTATCTTTAACTCCTGTTACAGTAAGTTTTTTATCTTCCATATCTTCTTCTACATCATTAAGAAACTCTTCTATTGCATGAATCATTTTTGGATTTTCTTCCATGTAAGCAACAGAACAAGCTACAATTTGTGATAAATGCATCATGCCATTATAGCTGTCACTATCTAACGGATTTTCCTTATCCGTCATAATAACAACTTCTAGTTCTCCTGTCCAGCTATTTTTATCATCTAATTTTGGTATTAAGTTTACCGAAAATGCTTCTTTACTTATAATCATACGTCAATTCCTTTCTTGTCTGCTTCTATAACTCTTGGATAATTATCCGTTCCTTTTTCTCTCAGCCACTTTTGTGGTATAACACGTGTAGCATATTTAAATCCATGTTTTTCACACCAAGCAGCATACGTGGTTTTAGACCGTGCGCTTATCTTATTTTCTGCATTGTCAAAGATAAAACGTATGTCTAGTTTAGGATGTTGATTTTTAATCCTAATATGTTTGGCTCTATCACTAGGTCTAAACCACCCTTTTGTTTCTATAATTATCCCGTTATCTAAAATAAAGTCTGGCAAGTAGGACGCTTTACGTATAACGTAATACTGTATTCTTACTTTCTCATACCTAAACTTCTTTTTTATTTGGCGCAAGCACTTGGCAACGTACAGTTCTAATGTGCTTCTGAACCCTGCCTTCTGTGCTTGCTGAAGATTAAGTTTTTCAATTTTTAGTTCTGACATTTAACTCAACGTAAGGAACTATTGGTGGCTCTTTTGCGTCTGACATTATAGATGGTAACTCTTGTAAGTTAGGCCAGCAGTCAAAACGATAAGAACAGAAAGAGCAATTCTTGTTGAGAACCAAGTTTCCTGTTTCTTTCTTACGAAAGGTTTCTTTAACTGGTTCAAAACAACGCTCAAACTTGTTCTCGTTTACTTTTTTAACTGTAGCATTAATCTTGTCTACTTCTGCGTCAACATCAATAGATGTGGCAGGTACGTATTTAAATGTACCTTTTGCTTTATTGACTACCCACCAGCCACCTGCTTTCTTACCGGATGCTTTGGCATATCCAGCTAGTTGTGCAACATATCCGAAGGAATCGTTACTTGCCAACGTGTCATAGGATTCAAACTTGTGTCTGTATGACCAGTCTGAAGCTGATTTAATATCATCAACTGCATCCCGAATGACAATATCATATGACCCAGAAATAGAAGTGCTAGGCAAATCCAGAGAGACTTTTTTAGTATCTTCATATTCAACTCCTGCTTCTGTTAGTAAACCTTTAAAGACAGCTTCAACAATATAACCAATCATCATATTCATTACGAATGTATTTGACTTTGCTGTAGCAACTTCTGGTTTGTTTTTATCGTACCATAACTGGCAAGTAGGTCTGCCTACATTAGACATACGCAAACTAAATTTTCTTTTCTCTTGCTTGCCAAACTGTTTACGAAGAGCATCCATCACATCTCGACCAACCTGACGAATTGTCTCTTCTGACATATCAGATGCCCCACTAGAGGCATCCGACATATATTTGTGCAGAGCAAGTTCTGCTGGATGATTCATTAGGCTACCTCATCATCCACTTCAACATCAATAAAGTCTTCTACAAGTTCTTCATCTTCTGTTGAAAGAGACTCTCTTATCTGCTCTTGTTTAGCATCCCACTCTTTGTAGATATAATCATTGTAGTTCTTAATCCACTCAAGAAAGCCACCAAAGGTTTCATGGTCTTCATCTGTAATCTCATGTGTTACTGACATATCTGGTGAACAGATTGGTGTATAGTAACTTGAGCCATTAGGAAGGTCATTCTTCTTTGGTTCTTCAAAAGAAATCTGGTACTGCAGGGGTATACGTTCTTGCTTTGCAAAAGTTTTAAACGGTTCACCTACAGTATTGAAAGCTTCTTTGTTATCAATCTCCCATATAAATGGATGAGTGATATCGCCTACCATTTCACCATCTGCGTTCATTGCCTTTTCAAGAGTAACAATCCCAAACAAAACACGTACACGTTTAATCTGACGTATTAAGTCTTGCATGTTAGCTGGTAATGCTTTGAAGTCTTTAATGTAGCCAGATGGCTTACCACAATTAACTTTACCAGTATTATCTTTAAGGTCAATGTTTAGAGTTTCTGCCATAATTGTACGGTCAAACTTACCTTTTGGCTCACCCGGTTTTGCATTAGGAAATGAGATGTATCTACGTAGCATAAACCGTTGTACAAAAGGACGTACCTTTGCAGTCTTGCTATAGAAGAACTCCGACCTGTCACCGTTAATAACCTCAAGGCGATATGTACCACCTTCAATTACTTCTACGTTAGTCATACGTCCTTTAATCTCAGTCTGCCCCATTACAGGCTGATGCCACAGACGAAGACGATTAAGAGTATTAGTCTTTTTAGGTGCTTCAGTTTCTGCCTGAATACCCATCATCTTTGCCATTGCAGCGTAGTTATTGGTATCAATCGTTGCTATTTCATTCATTAATTTAGTCTCCTTTATTTTAAAGTTCGATTGTTATATCACGAAACATCCTTGGTGTCAAGCCAATTCGGACCTATTTTAGCTTCAAGAAGTAATGGAACATTAAAGTCTACGCCCCACCTACCAGCAATCAGTCCTTTTAAATCTCTGTTTGCTGTTGCTATTACTTCAATAACTGCCATCTCTTCATCTGGATGAACATCAATTACAATGCTATCGTGTACTGTGTTTACCACACATGACTTCATGTTGTCAAGCAGTTTATCTATGTGAATTAAACATATAGGTACAATATCTGCTGTAGCAAAACTTTGCACAGGATAATTTTTTATCTGAGTAAAGCTTGTAACCGTACCATTTGTGCGCCTAACAACATCTGGAAAAGAAAATTCTCTACCAGAAGGTGTTTTTATCCTCTTTGTATTTAAAGCTTCTTTAGCCAATCGGGTATGCCAAAGCCCAATTCCTTCGTATTTTTTTGTGAAGTGTTCATAGTACTTTGCTTCGGCAGGTGTGCGTCCAAAACCCGTTGCCCCGTATAGTGGCGCAAAGGTGTGCGCTTTTGCAGTCTGCCTATCCGTATGCTGACCAGCTTTGGTAATAACTTCAGCGGTGTAACTGTGTACATCAAATCCAGTAGAAACTTCTTCAATTGCAACTCCATCTTGTGATAGGAAAGCAGCAGCACGAAACTCTAGCTGTGCAAAGTCAGCTTCAAGTATCTTACCACCGTTCCAACGTGAAACAAATACTTTCTTTACAGGAAACGTACCACCACGTGGCATGTTCTGCATGTTTGGGTCAGCCCCAGAAAAACGACCTGTTGCTGTCCTATGCTGTAGTAATCTAACATGTAGTTTACCATCAGACTTAGTGTGCGTTGCAATGCCATCAATAAATGATGACAGGTATGTTTCAACAGCAGAAAGTCTACGCACTTTAGATAGAAATTCTACAGCATCAGTCATTCCCTTTGCTCTCGCTACATTTTCTAGTGTCTCAAGATTTTGCTTGCTTGTTGTAAATCCATTTGCTGATGCCCACTTTGCAGACGGTGGTTTAAATCTCAAGCCAGCAAGTTCATTAGTTGGTATAAATTTATAACCAATAGCATTACAGTCCACGCATCTATTTGCTTTAGCATAAGGTGTGCCATCTTTTTTTGTCTTATGTATATGTCCTTTACCATGACATGTTTTACATTGAACTGCACGAGTTTTATATATCTTATCCGTATGTGTATTTATAAGTTCTCTAAATTCTGGGTCACGCATATATGGGTCTGTGCTATTTGCCCATAATGTTTTGTCTTTTACTTTACGTGAGTAGATTACCCAAGATAATTGCTCTGGTGAATTAAGATTAATAGGTGTATCACCCATAAGAGTAGCAATGTGATTCTGCAGTCCATTTATCAACTCCTTCTTTTCTTCTTCAAACTCCTTACGAACTTCTTCTAGTTTATCACTATCTACTGTAAATCCACGTTGGTACATTCTAGCTAATGTAACACAGACTTGATTAGTTTC